GATAGTCATTGTCTAAACTCATACTACTATAATCCTAAAGCTGTAGAAGATATATTACCTAGACTAGAGGGTGAAGATACTAATGAGTATATTAAGAGATATAAGCATGAGGTAAATAATGGTAATAAAGAGTTAAAGAAGATTAGACAAGACTCAAAGTCCGTATCTTTTAAGCTTAACTATGGTGGGATGGCAGATAGTCATAAAGGTGGAGCTATTACACCTGATATATACAAGAATTACCATAATGTATTGTATAAAGATGTTAGTGTTTATAAAGAAAAGCTATTAAATAAAGCTAGAAAGAATAAAAGAATACATCTAGGTTTAGGTTGTTATTTATATACTGATAATGTTAACAAACATGAAAGAACACTATTCAATGCTTCTTGTCAGTACTGGTCTATATTAACCTTACTAACAATAGAGAAGTTATATTCAGAAATAGAAGCTAATAATCTAACTAATAGTATAGAAGTTATAGCTACTATTTATGACAGTATCTATTTGTGTGTAGATAGAGATAGTAAGGTTATTAAATGGTTAAACGATACTATAATACCTATTATGTCTAAAGACTTTATGACTAATCAAATAGTACATAATGAGTCTGAAGGAGAAATATCAGATTCGTGGTATGACATGCTAGGTATACCAAATAATGCTTCTATAGAAAAAATAGAGGAAATATTAAATAAAATAAAGGATAAATGATGTTTGTATATAATGAAATAGAAACACCAGATGATTGTATATACAGAATAAGTCCTAGCCAGATAGCTAAGTTCTTTAACTACCCCAGTGTATTCTATAAAGAAAACATACTAGGAGAAAAAGAAGACTTTCTTAATACAGCTATGGCATTAGGTACTGTATGTCATTATGTGTATGAATGTGTAGGTCTTAATAAATATGTAGACACAGAGTATATAGAAGAAGAGATAAATAAGCTATCTAAGTACCCTGATGTAGATATTAATGAAATTAAATCATTATATAGACCTATGTGTGAAGCTATAGTTAATGAATATCTACTAAAGAATATGCCTGATAAAGTAGAATACCCTGTATATGCTGAAGTTAAAGATGGAGTATATGTTGGAGGACGAGTTGATGTCATATCAGGGTCAATGATAGTGGATTGGAAACATGTAGCTACTAAACCTAATACTATGTCTATACCATTTCATTATAAAATACAGTTACTAGCATATGCTTATGCAATGAATAGAAATAATTATTTTATAGATAGGATAAGACTAGTCTATTGTGTAAAACCCACTAAGACATTACCTGTTAGGGTTATTACAGTTACAGAAGAGATAGGACATAAAGATTGGGAATTAATAAATGAAACATTAGAACTAATGGCAGATACTATTCTGTTAGCTAAGAAACAACCAGAATTAGTTTATCTACTATTTAAATCTATGAAACTAAAGGAGGTATAATGGCTATTAAATATATGATAGCAGGGCTTAGTAATGCAGGTAAAACTACACTACTAAAAGAATTAAAAGATGTATTTGTAGTATCTGTAGATGGTAAGAAATATCCATTTGAACAACCACATACTAATATAGATAGCTTCGATCATATAGATGAACTAATAAATATAGTATCTGAAAAGATAGGTGTATATGAAGAAAAGTTTAGTAAACTACCAGATATAGTAGCTATAGATACAGTAAGTAGAATACTAACTATGATTACAGATGCTTGTAATAAAAAATATACAGGATTTAATGTATGGACTGAAGCTAATAAACAAATACAGGAATTTGTAAGATTTGTAGATAGTTTAGTAGATGCAGATATATCTGTAGTTATTATTAATCACGCTATATACGATCAGGATGTTAGAAAGTATATCGAAGTTTGTCAAGGCTCGTTTGCAAAGATTGGAGGATTTCTCTCTACAATGGATTTTAGTTCTTTTCTAGAAACTAAAGGTAATAAGAGAATAGTCCATCATAGAAATCCTAATATGATGTCTAGAACACTATTAGATGATGTACCTGATAGTCAACCTGTAGAAGAATACAATATACAAGAGTATATAGATAAAATTAAGCAACAATCAAATAAAGCCTATAAATGGGAACTATAATGAAGGTATCTTTTGATAAAATAATTATAGGGAGTCTTGTTTTTAGTATGGTGGTCTTTTTTATAACAATGCTAATATATTTCGTTTTTAATATTGATAGCATATTTAGGTATAAAAATAATTACTATATAGAATACCAAGATAAAGTATACAAATTAATAGAAGTAGAAAAACAATATAAAACAATAAATAAGGAGAATTAAGTAATGTCATTTTTTCAGGTTAAAACAGATAACGAGTCAATTAAAGAAGCAAGTTCAGGAAATTACATTAATAGTAGTGATATGTATGATGTAACACTAGAAGCTGTATGGGTAGATACTAACGATAAAGGTGCTAGAACAATAGGTCTACTATTAAACTATAATGATACTATTCAGCCTATTTATTCTGCATTCAGACTAGATAACAATGATGGTTCACCTAACTTTGAACAGCAGATGTTTAATAAATTTCTTATATGCTGTGGTGTAGAATCTCTTAATGAACCAGTACCAGCTGATCTACCTATAGGTAAAGGTAAATCAGATAAAGAAGTTCCAGTGTTTGCAGATTCAGAATTACTAAATGTAGATGTTACCCTAAGAATAGCTATGGAATATGGTAAGTATAATGGTAACATTACAGAGAAGAAAAAGATTAAAGGTGTATATAGAGCACATGATAAAGCTACAGCTAGTGAAATAGTTAATGGTGCAGAAGCTGGTAAGCAGTATGAGAAGGATTTGGATTATGCACAAAAAGATATCTATAGGGATAACCTAACAGAAGCCGAAGTAACAGAATGGATTAATGCTGGTAGACCTAAAGATGGTGGTGGTAATACATCAGGTAGTACATCATTTAATTTTGGTGCTAATAAACCTAAACCTAAATTTGGTAAGAAATAATAGTTAATAGTTCATAGTAGTTTCCTGATATATAGCCTTATAGATTATTCTATAGGGCTATATTAGTTTAATTTGTATGTATATATAAGATATATAAGAGAGAGAATTTTGGTTATGTAATAATTACAATGGTATAGAGAGAAATGGTGTCAAGTATACTTGACCTTATACTCTACTATTTTAATGTAATTAAGTATTTTAGTATTTATTACTTTACAACCATACAAATTTACTTTAATACTATCATTAAAAACCTGACTTTAAGTTATCATATTTTTAGTATAGATTGGAGGGACAATGATAGTACAAGAAAGCAGAAGTATTAAAAATAATGTAATATCTTTTCCAGAAAGAAAAATAGAATTAGATAGACAAGAAGAGTTACAATACAAAAAGAAAGGTTCACCATATAGGAGGTATAAATTGTTTAACGAAGAATACGATAATCTTCTCTTTCAATTAAATAAAGAATCTAGAGTAGCTTCTATGTTGTTTGCTTTTCTTGTTAAAGAAATGACAGAATACAATGTAGCTGTATGTTCATATAAACTCTTACAAGAAGCATTAGAAGTAAGCAAACAGTCTATAGCAACAGCTGTAAATCTATTAAGAGATAAGCAGATAATAGAAGTGTATAAAATAGGTAATATGAACGCTTATGCTATTAATGCTAATATAGTATGGAAAACACATGGTAATAAGATTAAGCATGCTAGGTTTAAAGCTCATATATCTTTTACAGAAACAGAGCAAGATAAACTTATAAGAAAAAAGATAAATAAAGAAAAAGAGATACTAAATAAAGGTAAACTTAGTGATTAATAAAGGAAGCCTAATGAATAATATATGAAGATTACATTTAAAGCTTGTAGACATCTAATCTTTGATAAAAATATAATTGAGGTACAAGATGACAAATAAATTAGATTTAGCACATTATAGTGTAGAATGTCCTTATTGTTCTAATGAAATAGAACTAGAAGAAGATAAGCATTTAGCATTAAATAGTATTGTATGTTCTTATTGTAATAAAAAATTTGATGTATTATTTGAATGTAATATTACAACTTTAATAATAGAAGACACAGAAGCTATAAGAGAAACTGAAGAGAGTCTTATATCAGAAGAAATAAACACTATAGCTAAGAGGTATATATGAAAATACAAGCACTAGACTGTATAATTAACAATAAAGAATTGTCTTTTAAAGATATAATATCTGATATTCAATTAGGTACTACACCAGAAGGTATTATTAATCTATATTTTAAAACTAAAGATAAATATGTAAATGTAGAACCTTCTTTTATATACAATCGTGATATTATAGGTGAATGTATAACTATAACGCCTATAATATACCAAGACAGAAAAGATTTAGCTGATATAGATTATTCAGAATATATGAAACATAAAGATTATTATTACATATCTTTTGTGATACCTATAGATGGGTATAGTTCTCGTATAACACCGCTAAAACATGAGTATATGGTTAATTACATACCAAATTCTATACTATATAATTATAATATTCTTAAACCTATGGAGCTTATATGGAAACACAAACAATAGTGAAAGTAAGTAAGAAAGAGATTGAAGAACTAAGAAGTGAAGTAGTATTTAAACAAGAGAAAATATTTACAGAGTATCTTAATAACTTAGTTAATAATGCTTTTAAACTAGGTATAGCTTATCAGAAAGATGAATATGCTAAAGAAGAAAAAGAAAAATGGGTTAATAGAATTAATTAGGAGAATTAACTAAATTGCAAATAAAACAACTAGTTTTTATACCTTTCAATGTACCATCATCTAAAAATAGTAAACAGAAAACTAAAACAGGATTAATAGTAAATGGTAAAGCTGTAGCTAAATATCTTAGAGTATTAGGTGTTAAAAGGTATTCCTGTAGAAAAGGTAATACATATATGGAAGACTATAAGACAAGACCTAATCTATTTAAAGAAGCTATGAAAGATTGGGTTAAACCAGATGGATTTAGACACATAGGATTTCATTTTGTAAGACAGACTATGACTATATTTGATTTTAATAATATGACTCAGATAATACAAGATTTAATGGTAGCAGGTGGTTATTTGGCAGAAGATAATATAAATATTATGTTACCTATTAATCTTAAATTAAACGGTAAAAGATGGAATAAGGATAAGGATAATCCAGGTATCTATATAGCAGAGCTAATAGATTATCCTGAATTTGATTTAGCAGATTATTAATGTTAAGCTAATGTAAAAACGATGTCAACAAACATCTCATATTTATAAATATTACTATCGTTTTTGCCCCTGTATATATCGCATTTAACCCTGTATATATCGCATTTAACCCTGTAAAGATCGTTTTTAACCCTGTATATCTCGTTTTAAAGTTTGGAACTTGTTGTATTTATTAAAGATATTAACGCTTAAAACAGGATAAAACAAGATAAAACAAGAATAACAACAACGGTGTTTGTTTTTTTTTTTGTTATTAATTTATTTTTATATTTGAAGTATAAACTATTTAGACATTAAAATAATAATATTAAATGTAGGAGGTGTGATAAATGAGATAATTTATTGGTATCTAGGTTAGATATCTTAATTGTACTACTTGGCTAACAAATGCGAATATATCGATATATAGGCTAGGTGTTATCCTAGCCTATATAACCTACTTACCTTCTTTAATAAGAGCTACAGCAATTTCAATAGCGGTATTTATAACATTATCTTTATAGTCTTTTTCTCTTGTTTTTATAAGTTCCTTAATAAGCTTCTTAGCTTCTTGAAACTTATATTCATTAGATTTATCTTTACAGGTTTTGTTAACCGTCTCTACAGCATACTCGGCTATATCTGCTATTTCTTCTATAGCATCATATACAGTGGTTTTAATAAATCTTTTAAAGAAACTGCCTATACCTTTAAAAATACTTTTAATAATAGAAAACATATCACCTCTCTTATTTGTTAATTATTTTTCTGTTCACTATATATACTATTATAGTGACTAAAGAATATAACAATAAAACCATAGTTTGTATAATAGTTAATGTTATTACTATGTCTAATATTCTATCTGGATTATACCATTTAGGGTTAATTATACTATATAGTATAATATCAGACCAGCTTATAGATAGAAAAAGAGATAGAATACAGTATACAGTCATATAGATATTAAACCTGTTCTTTATTAGTTCTATGGAAGCATATAGTGCAAAACAAAACACCGATATACATAATAATATTTCTGCTATATCTATAAATATTATATCTTTCATTTAAACCTCTTTAATCATATGAATTCCCCGAAGGTGTATTCTTTTATATAATAGTTATTAGAACCATTAATTTTAAAAGCTTTATTTTCTGACTCCATTAATATTAATCTTGCTTTCTTTAAATCTTTATTATTTGTTATATCAAATAAAGTTCCTACTGTTCCTATAATATTACCTGTATCATCTATTAATGGTGTTTTATACACATCTAAACTTAGTCCTTCTACTTCTTCATAGAACCTACACGGTACTCTCAATACTCTGGTAATTATATCTGTTAAATTACAAATACTGTTATTATCTATGAATTGTTTTGAATTAAGATTAGGATACTCATCTGGTTTTACTAATCGTAAATAAGCTTCTATCTTTTTATTATTTGAAGGTTTACCTGCTATATCTCCATCAGTTTTACCTACTAACTCATGCATTTCCTTTCCCCTAAATAACATTAATCTTAGTGCTTTGTTAGCAAATATATACCTATCTTCTTCATCTTTAATCCACATAGCTACACCAGAATTATTCTCCACCATAGATATTAGATTCTTAGTAAACATTTCTAATAACCTATGCTTATTTATGAAGTTACTTGTTTCCTTAGTTATTCTATTAATAGCTTCTAAGTTTTTTGTTTTAAATAATTTTAATAGTTTAAATCTAAACAGTATAAAATATGTTATTATGGCTACAAGAAACAAACCAGAATAAAGTAACATAATACTATTACAAATGTCTTTTCTGTAAAAGAAAACAAAATCAAACAAGGCTATAGAGGTTACTATGAAAGATATATACAAAATAAAAGCTATAATAGAATTTATTAGTATACCTTTTTTAACCTCTTTGTGATTAATAAGATTATCCATTTACAACTCCCATTTTTGATATGAGAAATTTAAAGAAATAAATTCCTATACTATAAGCTACACCACCTAGTGAACCATATGTCATTAACTTAACTTTAGTCACTTCAGCACTTACTTTCAACTTAAATATATCCTCCTGTAATTGCTTAATAAGTTTTTTTAGCTCTTCTAAATTACCAAGAATATTTGCTATGTTAGCTTCATTACTCCCCAATTCTTTATATAAGCTTTTTATATCTCCATCACTCATTTTAAATATATAGAGATCATTCATAATTAACCCTTTCTATAAAAAAGGCAGAGTATTATCTCTGCCTAAATAATGATAAAACAAATATACTAATAGTTAATTAGTATTATAATACTTTATCTACAACCCACTCCATATGATTCTGATATAAAGCACCTTCCATTATATCTATAGGAGTATACCAGTTAGCAGACCAATTTTTAAGCATAAATTGTTGTTCCCCTATATTTTCAGTTTCAAACAATACATTTTGTGTAAATAAAGCCAGCATAGCTGTTACAGGATTCTGTCTAATACCATTAAATAGTACCCACTGTATCCTTTTAGCAAATTTAGTAAACATCCATAAACCCATTTTATTTACATAGTTTTCTATATTACTAGAAGGTCTACTATAGTTTATAACCATTCTTAAAGCATCAGATAGAGCTTTATTCTTATCTACACCTTTTTTTACTCTTATCTGATATTCAGTTGCTTTAGCTACAAAATCTGACATCTGAGTTACTTTAGCCATAAAGTCATATACTGGAGTACCTTCAGATAAATAAACCCATTTAGCACCAGTTTTAATAAACTTAGGTATAAACTGTGTTTTCTTATCTATAGTTTTTAATAGTCTATTATTAGAAGTTTGTTCTGACTGACTCAAGTCTTCTACAATCATCTGATACATACCTTTTTCCATCAAAGGTGCTATAGGACTATGAATAAGTTCTTCTCTCTTCCTATTAAGGGATTGTACCTCATTCTTAGTAGCCTCATTAATCTTAACTTTTTGCTCTATGTCTAGTATCTCTTTTTGTGTTTTAATATAGTCTTTAAGGTACTTATAGTTTTTTCTATACATATTAAGAACTTTAAATATATTAGTCTTATACATAACACTCATACCTATGTTAGATACTATGTTTCCTAATGGTACATTAAGTGTTTTAAGGATTATACTTGCTTTATATATAGGTACTATAGTTTTCATTGTTTCTTCTGCTACTTTGATAAAAGTCTTAACCCAAGGAGTAAAGGATTTTATTATAGGCATATCTACCATAGACATATCTCTTACACCAAAGTACTGTAATAGTAAGTCTTCTCTTACAGCTAGTTTACCACCTCTTCTTTCTATCTCTCTTTTTATGTCTTCGGGTAGTATCTTATAGTATTCTCTTATTTTGGCATCATGACTCTTTGGTGATACTATAGTATAGAACTTATTATTTTTACCCTTCATTTGTTTGGGTATATAGTTTTGTTTCATATCTTTAAACATAGTATCTAATGTTTGTTTATTAACTATTTTAGAATGTTCTTTTATTATATTAGTAGACTGCATATTACCTAAAGCTCTAATACCAGATACATCATATCCTAGTAGTCTTTTCTTTAAACTATTATTCATTTGTATTCTATAATCTAACACTTCTCCATCTAGGTTTAATACAGGTGTGTATCCAGTTTTATTTTTATAATCTCTCTTACCTAATTGTATTAATTTTTTTACTTTTATTCTGGCTAGTGTATCAAGATTAGCTTTCATAGCTTCTACAGATACTCTAGATACATTTAAGTCTTCTCCTATATTTGCTGTCTTCATAAGAGAAGTACCCATTCTATTAACACTAAATAGAGAGAACGCACCTTTATCATAATCTTGTGTAGTCTTTAGTCTACTAGTATATATAGCAATTTTCTTACCTGTTATTGGATTATCTTTAAGAACTATCTCTTTTTTGTATAGGTTCTTCTTAAACTCTTGTTCCTGATCTTCAGTGCCTATCTTTATATCTACATAATTATCACCTAAATATTTAGTGTAACCTTTAATAGCATGAATATCTTGACCTTTAAGAATACCTTCTAAGGTATCTCTCTTATATGCTAAATGTGTTTTATAAAATATCTCTTTACCTGCTTTATTTAATGTACCATATAAGCTCCTATTAGCCTTGTCAGAGAACTTTATTGCATATAGGGTAGCTAATATATCAATAGTCTTAATATCTTCTTCTGTAGCATCTATTTTAAACATTCCTGACATATTACCTGTAGCTATATTATAAGCATTAAGACATTGTATCTCATCTGCTTCACCTGTAACCATATAATAGCCTAACCCTTCTGCTTGACTTTGATACCATTTATAAAACATAGGTACATTATCCCCAGGTAGTTTTTTAAGCTTATCTATGTATTTATCTATTTCTTTATCTAGTTCAGTATCAGAAGCTACTAGATCATCTATCTGATCTACAGTATATGTACCATACAGTACAGATAGATCGGTTTCTAATCCTATCTCTGCTAATGCTTTATCTTCATAGTCTGTTAGCTTACCAAATTTCTCTGCTAACATATTAGCTGTGTAAGCTCTTTGTCTCATAGCTGTTTGATCTATATTTTCTACTAATAGACCTAGTACTTCTACAGCATCTTGTAAGTTATCTGAATCTCTTAGTTCATTATATAAGTTCTGTATTAATCCTGTATGTTTAAATCCCATAGCTCTTAATATATCTGGAATTACCTCTCTATATTTATTAGAAAACATAGTCATAGGAATAGCTTTAGCTAGAAATAAAGCATCTTGGAACTTAGTAGTATTTTCTTGTCTAGCTTCTATGACTGTCTTATCATCTATGTACTTAATAAGCTTACTACCTAATCCTTTTACAAAATTATCCCCTACACTCAATGCTTTATAAAAATAGTCTATAGAAGCTTCTATACCCAAGTTTTTAGAACCTATGCTGAATAATGATTTTTCATTAGCTCTTACTATCTGGTAGAATGTATTAACTATACTATCATGTAGATTACCTTTAATTTCACTAAACTTAGCTGTACCTAAGAATAGGTCTATTATCTTAAACCCTATATCTAGTATACGTTGTAGTATATTCTTAGTATCTTTTTTATCATATCTATCTATAGTCTTTAGTTTATTAATAAGACTAGCATTAGTCATAGAATAAGCTAGAAATTCCTGTATACCTCTATTCTCAGCTATATCAGGGTTATTAAATATATAATTATATCTTATAGTAGCTTTTTCTAATCTAAGCTTTTCATCTGGTATGTGTTGAAAATCTGGTAAGAAATCTTCTGGTTTAACATGCTTACTAGCTATATTGTATAGTTCTCTTAGTTTAGCTACTTCTAAATCAGCTTTATATTTTATAGGATTATTTAATACTGTACCTGCTACAGCATGTATTAATTCATGCATATATAATACAGCAGGGTTATTATATTCAGAATCTATACCTACTGTAACCTTTATAGCTTTAGTGTTTATATCTGCATCACCATAGCTATTATTACTACCTTTAAATACTTTTAGTGCTATATCTTTAAAGTCTTTATTATCTAGTTTTTTTAGAATACTAACTAGTATCTCTTTATGTTCTGATTCTAATGGAGTACCCATAGCTTCTAATGTATTAAGCATATTTAGTCTGGTATTAATATCACCAAAAGAACCTTTAGCTAATTCCATCATCTTTTTTTTTACATCTTCTTCACTACCTGTTATAGGGTCAGAATAGTATTGGTAATTATTTTTTAATTTCGTATTCATTTCTTCTAACAGATTATCTACTTTATCTTTATCATTACCTGCTTTTTTAATTTTAGCCTGATACTCATTTAATATACCTGTTCTAAAATAAGATTTACTACCACCAGCTATGTTGGTTATTGTGAAATCTCCTTTATAGAACTCTTCTTTAACCTTATTAATTTCATTAGCTGTAGCTTCTAAATCTTTTATTACCTCTTCTATATAAAAGAAGTCTTTTTTATTAGCATTAGCTTCTTTAGTTTTATCATGAACAGTATAGTATTCTAGGTTTAGAGAGGTTGTTTCTTTAAAAGCTATATTTATATTTTTAATGTCTTTTATTTGTAAAGATTCTTTATCTTTGAATGTGTTTTTAAAACTATCTAGTAAATTATCGAAAATATTAAAGTCTCTATTGATAGTATAAAGGTATTTGTTAAATGCTTTAGGAGCAGAGTTTATCTGTAATGGATTAATTAAAAGAGCATCATGTATAGTAAACATAGACTTCTTTTCAAAAGATTTATCCATAAGCATTTTAAATACATTACTACCATCTAACATATGAACAAATAATACAGCACCAGCAGATACAGCCTCACCAAAAGTATTTTGTATAGGAGTTACAGACCAACCACCCCTAGTACCATCTTTATTTAAAAATTTAGAACCTGTATTAGAACCGAAGTTAAATAGTCTTTCTCTTTCATATACACCTAGACTACTTTCAAAATCATCTGAATATACAGTCTTAATTAGTGGGAATTTATCTAATAACGACCTTACTAATTCTATATCTCTTTTTTGTGTAAGACCTACTGTATTAATTATATTCTGTCTTTCTTTAAAATACTCTTTTTTAAATTCTCTAGTCATAAGTTTAAAAGCATCTGTTATCTTACTATTCAATTCTATGAACTTAGAGAATTTACTCTCCATAACATCCCATACTAATTGTCCATATGTATTACCTATTAATTCTTTAAATAAAGTCTCTAATGCTATCCCTCTTACTTTTATATCTTGAAAAGTTTTATTAAATAAATCTGGGTTAACTGTTATAACTCTATTCCTAATAGAAACTTGCCTTATGGATTGACCAAACTTAAATACTTGTAGTTCTTTTTCTAATAATTCATTTATAGCCTTATTATTTAACTTTATAAGGTTATTCATTATCTCTTTGCTAATATCACTAGCTATTTTATTTTTTATACCTGTAACCTTACTTGCATAGTTAAATATCATAAATGGATTTTTAACCAACTTTCTTAAAGATTTGGTTACTACACCATTTTCTGATTTAGGTAATAAAGGTTTAATAGCTTCCCATTCTTCCTTATATTTGTTTAAAGCTTCTTTAGTATTCTTATTACCCGATACCTCTATTCTGTCTACATCTATACTTTCACCTAGTGTTTCGTAGGAATCTAGTATGTCTTCTTCTTTAGCATAATCACTAAATACTCTTTCTGTTCTTCTTTTAGATACTTTTTCTATTTTACCTTTTCTTTCTACTTCACCTTTAAATATACCTACTTTTTCTCCCCATACACTAATAATATCTGGGTAAGGAAATTGTAGTAATCTAATAGCAAAACCATTAGTTTTACTATCTACTTCTACTTTCAGTGCTGTATTAAACTTACCGTCTTTAGAGTTCCTATAATCTTCTAATGCTTTAATACCAGTTAATAAATGTCCAAAGCTTTCTATCTCTATTCCTGTAGGTATAGACTTATCTTTAGTATTACCATGAAAAGAGTTTATTATCAGTTCTTCCAATTCTTTTTCTAATACCTTTATATTACCTTTATTATTATCTACTAATTTCCATACCTGATCTGGTTTTATATTTAGTATAGCTTTACCTATTCTTATTCTGTCTTTAACTAGTATCTTTTCTATATCTATACCAAATGCTTGACATAAAGCTGTAGTAAACCCTTCTTCATGTAACTTGTAATTACGATTAGATTTATTAAGATTAATGTTTGCAGAATTATCTTTTAGTGTGAACAAAAATCTATGTAATGAGGAGTTCTCTATAGGGTTAATAGTATTACTATCTATGAATAATCTATGGTTCTTTGACATAAACCAATCAAAATATATCATATCTAAACCAGAATTATAAAAATCTTCTATAGCGTCTATAGCTCTAGTTATAGCTACATTCTTACCTTCCATACCTAACTTATTTTCATACAATACATCTTTAGGTATAGTATCTGTATAACCAAGATATTTCTTAACAAGTTCTTTATTTGTTAGTACATATTTAATAAGGTTTTCATTTGCTACAAAAGGCTTGTTTCGTCTATTAAATAAAACTTCTTTTATTGTGCTAGGTACTTTGAATATACCATTACTATGTCTTATATTTTGATTAGGTAGTTTAGATATATCTTTTAATGGTTTAGCTTTAGGTCTTCTTTCTCTAAAAGAACTAGAATCATACAATTCCATCATAGTATTATGACTATCACGTTCTTTCTGTATAAGCTTTAGTGTAGCTCTAGGGTTTATTAATTTAATTGTTTTAGCTTCTATTTCTATTATTTGCTTACCAGAATAATCTTCTTTAGAATCAACAACACCAAAATTAGGCATTACTAACTGCATTTCACTAGCTTTTACAGTATTCTTCTGTATAATATTTTCATCTTCTAAATAAAGAATACCCATATTACCTAAATGGGAAACAAGCTTCTTATACAGATATTCTGAATCAGCACCTGCATATTTACCGTCACCTAAATCCTTATATTGTAATCCTAGTAAATCTAATACCTTCTTACCTATAGCGTCTGCTATATAGTTTATAAATACTCCATTCTTATTTACAAACTTTATATCCTCTTTAGTTACAGCTTCTGGTTGTTTACCTAAAACTTTACCTATATCTTCTCTAGTTATAGGATTAAATAAAGAATATGAATTTATTACAAAGTCTTTAGCTGATACAGTTATAGCTTTGAGCACATTATTATTAATTGTTCTACCGTCGTTATTAAATAACAATGTTCTAGCAGGGTCTTCTATGCTATCTTTTTCATTATTTATAAAAGACTTGGTAAAACTTTTTACCCATTCGCCTCTTCTACCTTTCTCCGTAGTCTGTTCACCTGCCAATAGCTCTGGGTTAATAGTAAGGATAATCCTATTTGATAAGCTATCACCTGTATTTGATACTGTAGGTATTGTACCTAGTAAGGTAGGTTTACCTTTAGATGTAAGTATATCTGATACAAATAGTTTTTGTATATCATTCTTAAATATAGTCTTTATAAAACTAGGTTTACTAGGTAGTATCTTATTTATTACTACATTATCTTTGTTATCTTTCTTATATTTAATCAGATAATTCTGGAACTCTTCTATAAGCTTATCTTTTTTATTTCTTAACTCTCTTATAGTATTTCTAGTTTCTTCGTTAAGTTCAGTTTCTAGTGTACTTGTCCTTATATTTTTTATTTCTTCTACTATATCACGAATAGAAGCACCATATTTTAGTACCTCTTTAGTAAAGTCCTTAACTATATCATCTACACTACCAATATATTCTGCTGTATTATAGCCCAAAGCTTCTAATGTAGCCTTATTAAGTCTATTAGCATAGTCTACATTAGACTCATTATTACCTCTTAGTGTAGTAGCTCTTTGGTATGCTCTTTCAAGTAAATACATGGTATACTTATTAACAGTTTCAAAATCCTTAATAAGAGGTAATACTCCTTCTATAGTAGGATTTCTCCATATCTTCTTTCTAAAACCGTCTTCTAGTAATCTTCCATTAGCATTTACACCTATATAGTTTCTACCTTGATATGTATAATTTAGTATAGGTGCTTTAACACCAGATACCTTAGCTATTGGTAAGTCTCTATAGTATGGTGGTGTTACATTTTTAGAACCAAAGTTATATGAACCAAAATAGTTGGTTATATCTTTATTCTTTTCTCTGATTTTACTAATTACACTAGGGTCTATTAAAGGGGTAATAAGTTTAGGTTCATTAGTTTTAGGTTTAATTCTTTTAGTTTTAATACCTGTTAGTTGTTCTAATGCGTTTACTGTAGCTCTTAATTCTATGTTTATCTTATCTTCTGTTAATAAGGATTTACCTTGTTTAAAATAAACATCCCTATCGTTATGCTTTATATGATCTTTTTCATGTAATAAAATGAATATATTTATTTTATCTAGTGAGTTTAACACACTTCTTAGTTTAGTTTCAGTATAACCATACTCTTCTAACCTTTTTAATACTTGGTGTTTCTGTTTAGAACTCTCCACTTTATCTTTACCTAAAAAATAGTTAAAGAATGCTTTTATGTCTGTTACTGGATTTAATCTTATTACATTATTCTTACCAGCATTTGCTATACTTTTAAGATTTGTATCTATTATAAAATCTTTACCTTCTTCTAAAGATATATTACCATGTTTATAAAGTACCTTATTTCTTTTTTTATTTTCTTTTTTATTAGTATTATTAGAATCATCATCTTTATTAGTACTAATAGTATATACAAAATCATTTGTTTTAGATTGTGTATACCCTAACCTATTTAAAAGAGATACTATAGCATTACGATAGTTAACAATGTAGTTAGATAAATTTATTGTTTCTAAATCAGTAAATTTTTTATCTAATATTTTATCAAAGTCATTTAAAAAATCTTCTAATTTATATGTATTACCCCATTTATAGCTAAGTCTCTCCTGCTCTATTGTTATGTTATTTGAAAACAACTCATTTGGGCCTAACATTGCTGAACCATCTGGTTTTAGGTTTTCAAAGTTCTCAATATCATCTACTAGTTCTTTAGATATAGTATTTAAAAATCCTCTAATAGAACCATATTCTTTTTTGTTTATTATTTCTTTTTTTTCACTATCTGATATAAGTTCTACTTTATTGTTTTTTGCATCACGCCTATAAAGCTCCCATCCTTCAAAAGCTAATACTGCGGAAAAATTATTCTCTTTGTGTTTAAAAAAGAAACCACTTTCACCATATCTAACCCAAAATATATCTGTTATTTCTCCTGTATTTGTTTTAAAAGGAACACTGAGTTTTCTACCTTTATTCATTATGTAAACCAATACTGGTATTTTATTAGTAAATTTTAAAAATTCATTATTTCTTTCATGGCTTGCCCAATCTAACATTCTTTTTAGTCTTTTATGTAAACCTTCATTTGTTTCTGGTAATAATATAGCTTCTACTTCTTTGTATGTTTTAGTTTTAGTTTTAGGTTTAGATTTCTGTTCTGTACCTTGTTTAGCTACAACTAGTTCTACTATAGGATTACCTGTATCTGGGTCTTTACCTACTACTTTATCTGATATAACTTTAAACTCTACAGACTTACGTTTGTTTGTAAAGATTACAGCTTTATTAGATTTAACTGAGTCATAATCATCTTTATTTAAATTAAATACTATTGTGCTTTCTACACCATCTTCATAATCTTTAAGATTATCTACTTCTTCTTCATATACTTTATACTCTTTTGGTTCATTTGTTTCATCTGAATCATCTGGCTTATTTGGTTTATCTTCTGGTTCTTTAGCTTTTTTAACTAATACATTTTCATTATCTTCTTGTAAGGTAAAACCGTTATTTAAAAGATATGTTTTTATACCTTTTACATCTTTACCTTTGTACTCAGATAAATCTATCTTATCTGCATTATCTATAACCTCTTTCATATTATTATTATTATATACTTTGTATACTTTATTATTTTGTATATCTTTTTCTATACTATAACTTTTTTCTTTTACTTTTATTTCTACTTTAGAAGGCTTTAACGCTTCTATTAATACACGTTCTACAAACTTTTCTATTCCAGGTTGTGTTCTTTCACGATGTCCAGCAATATTTAAAGATGTAGCACCTGTTTGTTTTATGAAATCCTTAATTTGTTGTACAACTTCAGAAGTTTTTTTACTTGTAATAACTAAAACAGGTTTATGACCATCTTGTATTTTAGTTTTTCCATTACCGTATTGCCATTTACCTGTTTGTGCATAACCTATTGTTTTAGCTGTTCCTACAGAACTACCATATAAAAAAGCAATTGTAGCATCTGCTGAATCTACATTCTTCATTGTTCTTGAAGGATAGGATGATTTATCATCTTCAATTAGTCCATAATCAGCTAAACCAGGATTTGTACCACCATCTACACGCCAACCTTTTGGTGCTGTTCCTCCAGTTACTATACCTAGAGCTTTACCTGCTTTTAATCCACCCATATCACCACCAGTTTGACCACCAGAGATAATACGTGTAATATTTGATTTTGGTTCTAATTTTACCTTTGGTTTTGTCTTTACTTTTATTTTTTGTTTTGTACTAATATTTGGAAAAGATATTATAGATTCTAGTGTAGTACTATATGGTTTACCTTTAACAGTCTTTATTTCTCCTATAGTAGTATCTATAAGCTTAATATTAGATTTAGTTTGATTAATAATATCTACAGGTATCTCTATACCATTCTTAGACATAGTATCTAGAATACCTGTAATATTATTTACAATACCTTTAGAAACACCATAGAAACCTTTTAGATTATCATAATTATTATTTACTATATCTCCTGCATTAATCTTAAACTTACTTCTACCACCGTTAAACTCAACATTAGTATTTAACAATTCGATATTTTCTGCTGTTCTATCTTTAACAACAGACTCTACACCAGAAGTGAACTGACTAAGCTTATCTACCTGACTGGTAAGAAACCTATTAATTTTATCTGTAGTATAAGCTATCTGATTATCTATATTAGCCTGTAATTCAGGGTTATCTTTAGTCTCTTCTTTCTTCTTATTTAATGTAGACAGTACATCATTATAGGTTTTGTATCCTGCAATACCATAGGTAGCTTCAAAGTCTACCTCTTGCATAGTCTTTTTTAGTGTATTCGTATCTACATCTAATTTATCAGATATATTTATTAATTGATCTACTATATTATTAAGATTTTTATCTTCAATCTTACCACCTTCTAATTTAGTTCTTAGTGCTTTTTTAACCTTATTAGTAGTCCTAAATATAATATCTTCTAAATCTTCTTTCTTTCTATTAGTAGCTTGTTCATCACTACCATAAACAGTATCTATCTCTTCTTTAGTCATATCAGAATATGCTTTAGTCTTAAGCATAGCTAGTTTATTAGCCACTTCATCATTAGTATCTGGACTAATATCTGATATGAAAGTATTCCTCTTATCTAGTATGTCTTTATATTTAGCTATAGCTTCTTCTTTAGTCATATTATCTATTTCTAATTCAACTAAAGCTTCTACCTCTACCTTAATATCTAAATCAGCTTCTTTATTTACAGGTACACCTGTATAGGTCATATTACTTGTTACATCTTTAAAAATTTTAATAGCTTTATTTTTTTGTCTCTCTGTAATCTTATCAGAGTCTACTAAATCTTTTAGCGGTTTAATAACAGCACCAGATACTACACCACCACCAGCCATAGCACCACCAGTTACACCACCAACAATACCACCAAATAAATTATCAAAATTAGTTACAGCTTCCTTTAAACTTCTTGTACCTTCTTCACCTGACCAGTAGCTAGTATGTATACCTTCAGTCCATTCCTGTAAGCCTTCCATACCTACACCAGTGCTAATGATTTTTCCTATATTAAAGCTTCTAGGTATAAAACCCTTACTGGTATCATTAAACGCTTTTAATACTGACTGTTTACCTACAGCAGTCTTACCTACACCTTTAAGGAATATATGCTCCATAGTAGTAACTGGTAATCTAGTCATAAAAGCATTAACAAAATCTTCTGGAGACATTTCTCTACCAGTCTTCTCTTTATAATTATTTGCTATTTCGTTTACCTGTCCAAACGTAAATGCACCTACACCAATAGGCCCACCAAGTCCTATTAATAATGAAGATGGTGCTGATTCAGCTATAAATCTATCAGCATTACCTGCTATAGTTGCTACACCTTTCATTACATCTAACAGACTACCATTCTTAATACCATTATCTATTAGATCATATGCTTTCTGTGTCTGATGTATATGATCTAATCTTGTAGAGTATTTAACACCTGCTATTCTGTCTGTTATTTCTGAATCCTGTAATTGATCTAATGTCTTACCAAACATAGTCTTACTAAGAGCATCAGCTTTATTCTTTGTGTTATTATATTCTGTTAGTCTATCTATTTGTTTTTCTTCTGGTGTTCTTGTGTCTTCTTTTCTTAACCAACCTTCTGTAGTATGCTTATGCTTATCTCTTCTTTGTGCTTCTAGTCTAACAAAAGCTTCTGCTATATTAGAGAATAGTTGTATTCCAGAACTCTGCATCATATCTATATTTTCAGAGAACCGACCATCAGAATCTACAAAGTTTTCTAGTCTTTTTTGTCTTTCAGTCGTTATTAATTTATTACTATAATCTACTACATACTGTTCTTCTTTTGTGAGTTTTGTTTTAGCTTCTTCTTGTTCTTTAGGGTTTAATATATTTGACATTATGCTTTTATAATCAAAAGAAGCGTTATTATCCATAGAACTTGCAAGTTTATCAGAGATACTAGTTTTGGTTTTAGGATTGACTAGTTCAACTAAACCTCTGCCATAGGTATCTTTTCCTTTGTCTTTAAACCATACTAACCCTTCTTCATTACCGCCTTCTATTATTGCTTTACTTAAGGTTTCCTTATTTTGTTCTGCTACTCTTAGGTAATCTATGTCTGTAAGTTCTTCTTCTGGCTTACCTGTAATTCTTGATACCATTTTAGGTTGCAATACAGATTTGTACCTACTGTCTTTTATAACCTCTGTAGGCTGTCTTAAACCATCTTTAGCGCTATGAGAAGTTTCTACAGCATCAAAGTACGGTGATATATCAGAAGTTATTCTTTTGTTGTAGATGTTTCCTTCTTCATCTTCTAATACAATGTTGTCTCCATCAGTAATTTCCAGTACTCTGGCTTTCTTATAGCCACTAAAATTCATTTTTTTTTGTTCAAGTTTCTCTTTGACTCTGTTTTCTTTTTCTTTAGCTGTTAGAAAGAATCCATAAGGATCAGAGTAATATTCTCTCTTTTCCTCACTCATAGGCTTTTCATCATTTTTTAGTAAATTATATAGGTCTAGCTGAGAAGACATTCTGTTCTCCATAAATTATTATAAATTTAATAAGTACCGTAGAGAGCTCCATAAGTGTTTCTATAACCATTGGTTTTTGCTTTTTGCTCTTTCGTTTCTTTTTCTATCTCTTTACTAAGATTAGCTGTTCTTTTGAATATAGGTATATTAGCTATTTCTTTTTTATCCTTACCTGAATTAAGAAGTTTAGTGTAATATGTCATATAAAGAGCTTTACCCATTGGATTTCTCATATTAAATACAGGTTTTTTATTGCCTCCTATACCTTCAGTAATTATAGCTTCTTTTATGTTTATAGTCTGTTTAGCTTCATTGCCATAAGGATTCATAGCATCTTCTTCTGAGACTTCACCAAGAGATAATGCTATACCAACTAAATCTTCAGGTTCTGCGAAGATTCCTTCTCCTCTTAATATATTAGTAAGCTCCTGAGTTTTTGTTACATCTTCTGTTACTAGGTTATATTTTTTAGTTGCTTCTGCTGTATCATCGAAAGATACTTCATTATAAGAACCATCTGCATTTATTTTAGGTGTTTTTGAACTACCATTACTGTCTGAAGTATCGGGTGTAAGATAAGCCATCATGTTCAGGTATTTCTGCCCCAGCTTCTGGTCTTCAGTAGTAGAATATGCGTTAAACAGTATTTCCATAGCACCTATTGTATCGCCTGTTTTACGTGCTACATTAAAATCTGCTAGTACATTTTTATGAAACTCTTTATTTTCTTTTGATTCTTCTAGTTGTGTGTCAAATGCGTCTATCTCTCTTGTGAAAAGCTCATTTTCTTTTTCTTTTTTAATTAAAGATTGTTTATCTGTTTTTCTTTTAGTCTGTTGATCGAAAATGGAGGTAACAGTATCTACTAAAATACCTTGTAGAGCTTCATCGTCTCCAACAGCTTCATTTAGCTCTTTATATCTATCTGTGCTATAAAACTCTTTTACCCCCTTATCTGGGTTCTTTTGAAGCCAATCATTAACAATTGTTTTAGTAGCACCAACAGTCTTTTTTACTAGTGTCTCATAATTGAACTGATCTTCCTGTCTTTTAGCTTCTTCTGCTTCTCTTTTCTCTTCTGATTTAGCAATACCTAATCTTTCTTCCTCCATAGCTCTTCGTTTAAGCATATCCTCTTGTTCTAATCTCTGTCTTTCAGCTTCCTGTGCTTGTTTAAATATATTGCTTACTGTATCTGTAGCTCTTCCTATAGACTGTCCTGCTGATTGCATCATACCTGTAGCATCACCAAAATTAGCTCTAATAGGATTCCATTGTAACGGATTAACTGCCATAATAGTCTCCTATTTAATTGGTGTAGTATCTATATATTTGTTCTTAACTTCTTCTAATGCTCTAGCTTTCTCTTCAGGAGATAATGAACTACCAGCTAACTCTCTAGCTTTCCTATCGTACATTTCTTGATTAAGTAACTGTCCCTGTGTAGCTAGGTTTCTATTAGCTAATCCTTTATTAAAATTAAAAGCATCTTTAGCTAAACCATATTGTTTATAGGCCATGTAAGCACTAGCTAATCCTCCTAATCCTTGTAGTGTACTACCAACACCCTGCCATGTAGGTGAAGCTAGACCAAACATACTCGGTTTATTAGAGTCTAACAGAGATTGTCTGGCTGTTTGAACAGAACCTAAAGCTTTATAGTATTCTGGTGTACCGTAAGTAGCATCTTCTAAACTAGTTGCTAAACCTCTGTAGTAATCATTCATATATACCTCCTATATAATTCCTATTCTTAATTTTTTATCATAGTAACCATCAATACCTGTACTATATCTAATGTCATAATTTCTATCTAATTCACCTAGTGCTATACTATAGTAAGAATCAGCACTTAACAATGAGGGAATGTATGAAGAGGTTGATGTATTTATTTTCATAATACTGTAGGGGTCTAAACCTGTTTCTAATTCCTCATACATATCTTCTAGTAAGTCTGTTCTTTCTGTATAAGCTTCAGTAAACCTTTTTTGTTCTTCTTCTAGTAGTTGTGATTTATACTGTAAATTTATTTCCATACTAGCTTGTATAATATCTGTAGCACTACTTATAGTTGTCATAGATACTATATCTAAATCAAACAGTTCTTGTCCTGTATACATAGTAGTAGCTATTGCTGTAGCAGTAGCTAGTACTCTAAATAGGTCATTATCTGTTTGTTTGTATATATATTCTAATGCTTTCTTTAGACCATAGGATAATGTTACTTGTATAGTAGTTTTAGCTAAAGCTATTAAAGCACCACTCTCAATAGAAGCCATACCTAAGCTAACTACCATAATAGATAAAGATACAAAAGTTACAAATCCCATAAACTTCTCTGTTTCATAGTATTCTAAATGTATCCATTCAGAAGCAAAACAGCTGATAGACATAGAACAGGATAGTATCTCTATCTGTTCATATGGTGTAAGCATATCTATGTATTCTTGTATTAAAGGGATGTGAAACCCTTTATCTGTTATAGCTTTCTCACTAATTACTGTTTCATTATCTCTTGTTATATATGATGTAAAAGAACAATCTTTCATAACTTTAGAATATATTCTAGTACCATCATAATATTGTACTATAAGACCTTTATTCACATAATAATCTACAAATATATTATATGTAAAATCAGCTGATTGTACTGCATCAGCAGTAGATGTATACTTCCATACAATACTACAATTATATCTTTCATCCTGTAGTGTAAATCCTAAGTACCTATCTGCACCTGTAGGTAGTGGTATAATTTTTTCTTCTATAGATTCTAATAATAACCATAAGTATCTACCAACAATTTCATTTTTATTTATTTCAGACGGATGTACAGCAAAATGAAGAAATACATCTGTTACATTATCTCCTTCAACATTAGATTTTAATTCATCTAATAAACTATCTGATGTTATATTTACAGTTTTCATTAAGTCTAATACTTCTTCTTTAAAACTATCAGTATAAGAATCCAGCCATATACCATCTCTCTTTAAAGGTATTATAGGAAAAGTATACTGAGTCTGGTATTCGTAATAAGAAGATAAAAGACTAGAGAGTGTAGGTATATATTTATATTTAGATAAACCGTCAAAGTTAGCGTTATAACAGAAAGTATATATAAAGCTTGGAAATCCTTCTTTATGAAACCTTATTACTGTGAACTCAGTATTATCTACAAATATGTCATGAGGATATATGTAAGTATAGTCACCAAAACCAGGAAAGTTTTGTGTTATATCTTTAATATCTTTAATACCTATAACTCTCTCTGTTCCAGGATAACTAAACCCAGTAGTACCTAATAATGGTTCTTCTCCCTGTAGATAGTACTTACTGCTTGCGTAACCAAACCATTTAACATAAGCAATTATAATTCTATCTGTTCTAATATTTTCTATTCTAAAGTTCTTATTTATACCTGTAGTTACTTTACTATAATAGGTAGTTACTATTTCTGTAACTTCCTGATCTTCATATATAGGGTTACCTTCCTCGTCTTCTCCTATTTGTACTTGTTCCGTAGTAGTTACTTCTTCTTCATATGTATATGTATCCGTTATAGATATTGTAGTTTCACCTTCTTCTATACTAAAAAATTTCTCTATAGGAGTATTAAAAGAGCCTGATAGTACATTTGTTTCTGTATTATTTATATTTACTCCAGTACCAGTGTCTACTAAAGAGAATACTTTATTTTCTACTATGCTTCTAGTTTCTAATAGTGCACCTTCTTCAAAGAAATAATATGTAAGTGTACTTGTAGTAGTTACTTCGTCTTTACCTGGTATAGCAGAGGGTATAATATCTGTAGAAACATTCCTATTTGCTGTATAAGTTATTGTGTTATATTCTGCACCTTTCATAGTAATTTTACGTAAAAACCCATAAGCTGAACTAAAGGAACTCGTAATTGTTGTGTTATCTGTAACAGATAGTCTTTTACCAGAATACTCTACTGTGTTAGTATTAGGGTCATAATGATAATAGGCTAGTAAATAAGAATACTTATATTCTTCTTCTGTTATAGGTCTTAGACCTACTTCATCTATAATTATTTCTTCATCACTCTGTACTAGAGCTTTTGCTATAGCTAATGCATTATCTTCTTCTTCTTCCTTAGTATCTATAGTGTCTATTATATAGTATATAGGCAACCCTTTAGAATACTTTGTGCTTCCATAGCTATAAGCTTTATTAAATATAAACTTACCAGCTATTAGTAAATGCATTATATATTGTTGGGAAGTTATACTACCATTTTGTTTCTTTATTATCTCTGATATAAGCAGATTTTTACTAGCTTTAGAGTCTTTAGATAGTAGTTGAGAGGATATATTACCTTGTAATACATTCTCACCAGTTATACCTAGTAATCTAAAAGTCTCCCTAAAAGTTATTTTAGCTACCTTCTCTGCTGTATGGTATAGATCAGTAGCTATATCTCCTATTACATCAAAAGGATTCTTAAAGAAACTTTTAAGAACTTTACTAGGGTCTAGGTCAGATAAACTAAAGCCCATTTATAGCTCCTATACAGAAGGAAATTGACTGATAGCTGTAGATAAAGAAGATACTGTACTATCCAGTGATGGTTTCTTTATTGCATTTAGTAGGTTAGTATCACCCGGTGTTATAGAGTAATATATAGTCCAAGTATCCAATAAGGATTTAACATTCTTATAAGTAGCATCAACTTTAAGGCCATGTCTTTGATAGTCTATAAGATTACCTTTTTTACCCTCATTAGTTGTTTGACCCATAATAAGCTCTTTCTGTGCTGGTAACAGGTTGGATATTTCATAATCCACCTTACCTATCTGACCATCTTTAATTAGTAAATCTTTAGCTGATTGTTCTTCAGCAATAATTATATCACTGACTACTTTATTCTTCTGCTCTGTAACTAAAAGAGTATTTTGTACTTCTGTTAATTTCTGTTGATCTACTAGGGTTTTTTGGCTACCTTTTAATGATACATCTGCTGTAGTTCTCGAAGTATCGTTAGCAGTTCTTTGGGTATCATTAGTTTCTTCTGAAGCCAGTTTAGATATCTGTGCATCCTTTAGTAATAAGTCTTTAGCAGATTGTTCTTCTGCTATTACTTCATCGCTTGCTACTTTACTAGTTTGTGCTGTAGCTAATTCAGTCTGAGCTGTTATTAGTCCTGTTTGTGCTGTTACCTGTGCTGTAGTCTGTATTTCTGTGAGTAACTGCTGATCTGCTAAAGCTTTCTGGCTACCTTTTAAAGAAGCTTCTGCTGTAGTTCTTGCTGTATCATTAGCTGTTCTTTGAGTGTCATTAGCCCCTTCGGTAGCTAACTTAGATATCTGTGCATCTTTCAATAATAAATCTTTTTCTGATTGTTCTTCAGCAATAGTCATATCAGAATTTATCTTAATTGTTTGTGCTGTAATTAAACTTGTTTGTGCTGTTACTTGTGCTGTATTCTGTATCTCTGTCAATAATTGCTGATCTGTTAGTGCTTTCTGACTACCCTTTAATGCTACTTCAGCATTAGTTCTTGCTAGATCATTAGCTATATCACTAGTGAGTTTTTCTGTCTGCTTATCTTTTAATAGCAAATCCTTTGCAGACTGTTCTTCTGCTATAACTATATCACTAGTGAGTTTTTCTATTTGTTTGTTATTAACATTTATTCTACTATCTATTTCCTCTGCTTGTTTAGCTATTAGGTCTTTCTCTAGTAGTATTTTAGTACTTAAATCTAGTACAGCCTGTAATGCACCTAAATATACATTAGAATATTCAGTACCTAGTATTCTACCCTCTCTGTACTGTGCTTCTATATGTTTGCTAACAGTAACCATGAGGGTATCAAATATACCTGAACCAGAAACTTCATTATCACTAGAAATTACCACATTGTCTGTCAATTCTTTTATATCTATATCATATAAACTCATACTTGATACCTCTCATGATGTACTAATCGTTTATTGTATTCTTTGCTACCTGTCTCTGTGCTAAGTCTTTTAGTTCTTTATCTGTAAGAGGTGGTAGAATTTCTATATCATATTCTTTAGCCATATGTGTTTTAATAACCTCTTTACCGTCTACTTTCTTAGTATACACTCTCTGATATTCTTTCTTCTTTAGTGTATTAAATATAATCTCAGGTATATGATATGGTTCATTAAATAATACATACTTTTTAATAAAGCCTATCTTTGCATTACCTACACTAATTATCTCTCCTTGGTATTCTTTCTTATTAGGGTTCTTACAACTAATTATACATCTAATAAGCTTTTCTGCTTTTCTTCTAGCTGATATAGAAGGATTAACAGCACCTTTAAGGTTCTTAGAGTATACAGTACCTTCCTCTTTTTTACCTTCATTACTATCTGTGCTTACCTGATTGTCTTTTTTATAATCAGCTATTCTAGCAGACAGAACTTCATATGATATATTACCTGCATACTTAACACCTAAATAATCCGCTTCTTTCTTTAGTTCTTCAAAGCTTTTCTGCTCTGGCATAAATCCTCCTGTAAATAGAGGGGACTAGCCCCTCTATTATTAGTTTATATTAGATTACAGTTCTGCTACTACATTACATACAGCCAACCACTCAGGTCTAAGTATCATAGTACCATAGTACCATTTAATACTATAGAATCCTGTCTCACCATAAGGGTCTACAGCATAACTTTCAGTAGAACCAGGCATAGACATCTTAACTTTAAATTTAACAGACTTACCACCTGTCTGGAATCCGATAGTTGTAAAAGACTTATTACCTACACATAGTACAGGATGTACATCATATTTACCGCCTGTAGCTCTATAACCACCGTTAGTACCTTCTGCCGCTCCTGCACCTTCTCTAATAGGCATTTCATTAACTACAATAATTCTAAAGTTATCTACAGAACCTTCTTCTCCGTTAGCAATATTACCTGCTTCTGCATAGTGATGAACAGGGATAAAAGCTTTCTCATCATGATAGTTCTTCATCTTTAGTACTGTATGCTTAACTTCAGGGGAGATATAAAGGTATCTAGCAGAAGATATAGTTTTGGTATCAATCATCCTAGACCCTGTAATAATCTCTGTATTTCTAGGACACTTGTTGTTATTTAGCTCTGTATTTAGTTTAACCAACATGTCATAGGTAAGTACAGACGCAGTAGAACCATCTGCACCAGTTACCTCAGCTATATCGGTAGCATCACCACCATACATAATAACACCAGCACCATTAATAAGGTCAATAGCAAGCAAGTCCTCTACAATCTCATTAGCACCTCTAAGGGCTTCTCTAGTCATATGAGTAATAAGTTTATCATCATCATCAAACATTCTTGACTCATCTGTAAACTCGGAATAGAAGCCCAGCTTCTGGATAGTACCTTCAATATTTACTCTGGTATAACCTACTCTGTTAACCTTACCACCATTCTCTGTAAGTGCTGGTATCTTATTTAGAATAGCACCAATATCTCTACTAGAGGCATATAGGTTACCATCCGCTATTACAGCTCCTGTAGCATCAATACCCTCATCATTCACGTTTCTATCATCTAGTAGTGGTAGATAATGGTGCTGTTTGATAGTCTTACCCATATGGGCTGGCATGGTAATAGTATCAGCCAACTGTGTGAAATACATTTCTCTTGGCAGATCACTTAGTGCTTTTTTGTAGTGGTACAGAGTGACTATATTAGCACCAATACTACTGTCTGTTCCTGCTTTATATTGCATAGTCATAATTATTTCTCCTTAATATCAATAGAGTTTCTTACGCTCTAATTTTTGAAAGTCTTCATCTGACATATTTAGTATGTCTTCATCGGTATATTTTACTTTAGATGGACTTGCTTTAGAAGGAGATGGTTTAGCTTTACTTTTATCTACAGTTTTGATGACAGTTTGGGTAACCTGTACTGGTTCTTGTTTAGGTTTACTAACAGGTGTACTATTAGTCTCTTCTTGTACAAGTTTATTAACTACAACCATATAAGCATCTAGATCACTCATACCTTGTAGTCTACCGAAGGTTCTTTCTCTGTCTACAATTGACTGGACTTTATCAAACCTTTCCATTTCTATTTCTTGGTGCAATCCTACCAATAGATCAGGATTCTTTAATAGCTTCTCTCTACTACCCTTATCCCACACTTGAGTTACTATTTTCTTTGTAGTATCAAAATGTGGTGAATCCTGTATCTCTTTTACTGTTTGATTAAAAATTGCTTCTTCTTCTGTAGCCAGATTGTTAGAAGGTTTATAATCAATATCCTTTTCAGGGTCAAACTCATATATATCTAATTTAGAATCTTTTAGAAGCTTTTTAATAGCTTCTGGATTCTTATTCTTAATATCTATTAGAAAATTAAGTTCTTCCTCATCTATATTATTCTTTTCTAAAGAAGATAATACCTTTAATGCAGGTTTAATAGTAGCCATCTTTTTTACATAATTAGCTCCCATCTGCATTAGACTTATTACATCTTCTTTACTCTCTGGTGTAATCATCTTACCGTTAGCCTTAAAAGGCTTCATGATATCTTTATAAAACTCATCATACTTTACAGGTTCTTTATTATCTTCTACATCTTGCTTTTTATTTTCGCTTTCAGTATCTTGCTCTGTATTCTCTGAACTCTCTCTTGTACCTTCTTCTGCTTCTGCATTCTCTTTATCTTCTTCTTCCTCAGTATCGTAGGACTCATCATTAGAATTAGCCTCTTCATCTGTAGTTTCTTCTGTATTAGTAGTATCCTCTTCTGTTTCTACTATCTCTTCTTCTCGTTGCTCTTTAGTATCTTCTACAGGGTCTTCTGATTCTGTCTCTGGTACATACTTATCAAACTCATCATCTGGCATATCTAATATATTTACTTCATCATTAGAAAGTGTCTCGTCTTCTGTTGACTCTTCTGTGTCTTTCCAAAATCCTGACATAATTATTCCTCACTCTCAAAGTTTTCTATATCTTCTTTAGCCTGCTGTAGGGCATTTTCCATCTGATGTCCTCTGGCTATAATATTATGGAAATACTGATTTAGCTCCCCAATTGTAGTTATTCTATCTTCTATAGCTTTAAGAACTACAGCATTCTGTCTTACAGAATTGTTTGCTTTAAGAAATACCAATCTTTTAGCTTCATTAGTAAATAAGTCTTCTAGTATAAGTTTCTTGAAATCGGGATTATCGTGTAGTCTAATAACACACTCTCTCAGTTCTATAGCTTCTTTAGCCTGTTCTTCCGTAACCTTAAGCTCTTCATACATTTCTTCTTTAGTAGTATTACTCATTAGTTCTCCTATCGTTTTTGTTTGCATTCATTGAGTTTAATACAGCTATATTAGCTTTATTCTCTTCTTTTAACATTTCTTTATCCATCTGTTCTTGATGCTCTATACCTTGGCCTTTTCTAACAAAATCTAAATCTTTCATATCAGAATCAGCTTCTAGGTTTCTTGCTCTTGCTTTTTCATATTCTGCTTTCCAACTCTTCAATTGAACATCTACTTCATTCTCTGCACCTTTAGCCATCTCATTTCTGATCTGTGCTTCCTTCATTGCTAGTTCTAGTTCTGCCATCTTCTGTGCTATTGGGTCTGGTTGTTCTTCATACTCTTCTATCATCTTAGCTAGTTTATGTCTCTTATCAAGCCTAGCTATATCAGCCAATAGTATTTTAGTAAAACTAAAAGGTACTTTGTTACCTAACGTCTGTAGCATAAAAGCTAGTTTCTGTGACTGCATATTATCAACTTCTGGAGTAGATATAGATAATTCTAAATCATACTTACCTGCTAAACTACTTCTTGGTATAGTAATAAACTCTTCGTCTGTTAGTCTAATTATCTCTTCATCTGATAACCATACAGCATTCATAGATATAACCATCCTAGCTATTTCTATCAGACCTTGTGATAGTCTTCTTAGTATACCCATTTCTCTTTTATTACTAGCATCTAAAGCACTTCTAATACCACCTACAGAATTTCCCAATGACGTGCCTGATATACCTTCACTAAAAGCTTTCTTACCTACCAGTGCTTCTGATTCCATCTGTAGCATCTGTACTATCTCTAATGCACTTCTGGGTATTTCAGGATACTTAAACATATGGAAAGCATGATCTGGATTAATGTTAGGGTTAAATTTAAAATCCTGACCATTCTTATACTTTTCATAGTTAACAGCGTCTAAAGCATCTTTAGATATTCCTGTCTGACCATTAGCTGACTTACCTAATAGATCAATCATACCTCTAAATACAGCACTTATAATATTCTGGTTATCTTCTAGCAGTGCTGAATCTGACTCACCATATACTGATCTTCTAACAGGCATATAGGGAACTACTACAAAAGGAAGCTTATTAAAGGGATATGGATTCTTATCAAGCCTAATCATTATATCACCTACATATGTAGCTATAATAGGCTCTACTATACCTGTATTATTTATATCCCAATAACCCCAATACTCATAACATACAAATTTCTTTCTAGGCTTATCTTTAAAAGAGAAGGTGTCTACATTATCTGAATAATCTGGGTCTGATAAAGGAGAATGGTCATCTGCTCTAATCATATCTAGATTAGAATATCTGCCATCTTTCTTTAATGTAGACATATCTGTAGTAAATCTGTGTATAATAAAATTAGCTTTAGATAAATCCCCCCTACAACTAGGGTCTATAATTACATCTCTATAATCACATATTTCTAATGAAGGTCTGTTTATCTTCTCTACTACTCTCTTTCTAATACTTTCTTTCTTTTCTTTAATTACAGGCTTACCACTTTGTAAATATGCTTGTGCTTCTTCTTCAGACATTTCACCAGACTGTACTTTATCCTGTAGAAATAGCATAGCTTCTTCTGGTGTGGCATATATAGTCTGTTCTTCTATCTCTTCTACTTCTTCTTCAACTGTTTCCCAACCTACTTTAACTATAACAGTGCCTTCATCTACACAAGTACGAACATATTCATCTATAAAAGCTACCCTATCTATATCTTTATTAAACTGACTATTAAGAATAAGTTTATTAAAGTATGCACCTTCTTTATCCATATGAGTAGCAGGCTGTATTTCAAATAAAGTATCATTACTAAGGAACGGTTCTGTTAATGAAGGGTATCTCCATTCAGCTTGTTTTCTTATAAGTTTAGTTTGTACTCTACTGTTACCTTTAGGTATCTTAACCTTTAATTCTGCATTATAGCTAGATAACCATTGGTCTATCTTTCTGACCTGTTCTGAGAATGTAGTGTAGCTCTCATCATAGTCATGTTTTAAATCTCTAACGGTAGGTGGGTTCTCCCAATCTACCATTTTTTCTACTAATTTATCTGGTATTGTGACAATGTTATCCATAATTAGCCTTTAGTTATCTTATATGTATGACCAAATACACTAGAATATTTAGTTATTATTTTATACAAATCTTCTGGTGATATCTTAGATAGATTATTAGGTATACCTTTATAACCACCAACCTTAATAGCCATAGCACCTAATTCAGAACAGAACCATTTATTTAAGTCTTCCCATGTTCTACTAAACATAAAAGAACATATTGCTTTACTATCATATTTTTTACCAACCTGAGCTTCTAAGAAAGCCTTAACAGACTCATCGTCTAGGTTATCTAACTCTATTATGTCAGTAACATTTTTAATATGTTTAGGTTTATGTACTCCTGTAGCAAACCTGCTCTCATACAAAATATTATCTACTTCTATAGCTACATGAGAAAACCTACTCATAGTAGCCATTCTAATTAACAATGCTCCGGGTTTATAACTTGTACAAAATAAGAGTTTAACCATGTTAAAACCAATCCTTGTATCTTACATACTGTTTAATCTATTCCTCAACGTAGAAGCTTTATCTTCTGCTTCCTGCATTCTTGCGACTGCCTAAGTTTAAAAGCAGTTAATCATATTAATTTTCTCCTAAGAGATTGTATTTCAGTTTCTATACTATCGACTTTTTCTTGTGCAAAGTCTTTAGCAGATACTGTAGCTGATGTACTTAGCAATTCTCGCATAGGTCTTATTAGCTCTTTTTCTTTTGCTTCTATCTCTTTTAATATTGAAGTATTATGCTCTTTAGGTGTTTTTTCTCTTAATCCTATCATTATTTTATAACCCCCCGCTTATAGAGTTCTTTTAGTTGTTCATCTGTAAACTCATTGCTTTCTCCACCAAATCCATCAGGCTCTGGCATATCTTCAAGTATCCATCTATCTCTATCTGTGCGGTCGGACGGAATGTATGTATCGTTTACTAGCCAATACGGCAGGTCTTGTGGTACATCTTTTTCCGCTATTGCTTTTAGTCCTACTGTGTCTAATACTTCTTGTGCTGGTACTAGTATTGCTACTGAGTTGTCTTTGTTTTTATATATTATTCTGTTTTTCATTTTATTTTCCTTCTATCTGAATATTGAAACATTACAGAACTCTCTGTTTCTAGTAGAGTTATGAATATTATCCCACCTTGCAGAAAGTGTAATATATGTTGTGGAGAGTGAGTGGCTTTCATGCATTAGTACTGTGCTTGAGCCTTCACCGAGAATATAATTACACATTGTTGTTGTCGCATAGTATGTGTCAGGCATAGCAGTAGCAAAATTAACTGTATATCTACCCACTGCATTGTCTGTAATACTACTAACATTCCCACTTGCTCTAATTGCAACTCTTCCAGTACCATTAAAGTTTACCCATGCTCTACAAGCATAGATGGGAGCGTCACCATTAGCATTTAGTGCTGTTTTAGCTCTTGTGTCGTTTGCTACCCAGTTTATTGGACTATCCACATACTCTTTAGTAGCTACTTGATAATCTGTTGTTGGTGTTGGTACAATAGGGCTTTCGCTAAATGTTTTTATTCCGTCTATTGTTTGATTTCCAGTTAATTTTACCACTGTAGTGTTTATAGCATCAGTCGTAGCCTTTTGGCTCATTGGGTAATCGGTTGAAGTTCCAGTGGATTGGAGGATGTTACCTGTGTGTATTAATTTCTCCCAATTACTCCATGTGCCATTGAGTGCATACCTTGTCCAGATCGTATTTGAATTAATAGCTTGGAGTATCTGGAATGAGGAAGTAAAAGGGTATGCACCGACAGGTAATACCGTAAGCCCGAAGGATTGATCGGTAGGACTGTTTAAAATAGTAGATGCCAAGCTGCTCGTATATGTAGCATAAAAGCCTGTTTTAACTAGACTATTGAGGTCAGCCCCAGTATCGAGTCGAACCCCACCGGTCCCAAGACCAAACGCCCCAACCTCCATGACGTTGTCAGCATTTTCACCAACGTCCTTTGTAGCAGCTGTTCCTAAGCCAGTAATTGTCGATGTACTGTGGAAGTGACTATCATTAGCTACTTCCGCAGATAATGTTACATCGGTACTTCCGTCAATAGATACATTACCGCTAACATCACCAGATATAGTTATTTTTCTAGGTGTTGCTAGCTTTGTAGCAGTAGCGGAGTTTCCAACTAGATTTCCTTGTATACTACTTGTAAAAGTTTTAACCCCTTCTATTGTTTGACTACCAGTTAGTTTTACCGCTGTAGAGTCACTTTCTGTTATTTCTCCTCTTACGGTATTAAATTCTTGTGCTATTCTTTCAGCTAAACTCATTATATACTCCTATGTTAACTTAATGTTGCTTCAAATTCAGATACTGTACCTATACTAGAAATAATTTTATCACTAGACCATGTTTTATCTGTATCTGTAGTTGTATCGCTAAATATCTTAGTAGCGTAATTACTATCATTTAATGCAGTAGAGATGTCCTGCTTAGCATTTAAAGCTGTTTGTGTAGCATTACTAATAGGTTTATTTAAGTCTGAAGTATTATCTACATTACCAAGTCCTACATCACCTTTTACCAGAATAACATTACCTGTTTTAGAAGCTACACTGTTTACAACATTGACTTCAGCACCACTTTCTATACCAGTAAGTTTAGTCTTATCAGCAGTAGTAAAATCTTCTGTTGACAGACCTTTACCTATAACTTTATCTACCTTATTTGCAAGAGCAGTATTTGTAGCATTACTTATAGGTTTATTAATATCTGAAGTATTATCTACATTGGCTAGTCCTACATCAGACTTTGTAAGAACCACATCTCCTGTTCTTCCTGCTACTGTTTGTACATTGCTATCTAAACCGTTATATACGTTGAAAGTAGCTGTAGAAGCATCTGTATATGTAATTGTGTAAGTATCTGTAGCACCGGATTTAGCAGGATCACCACTTACATCTGTGGTAGAAGTAAACTGTATATTTACTATACCTACACCAGTATCACCTTTATCACCTTTATCTCCTTTACCAAACGATGCAGGAACAGACCAATCTCCTACTGTATCTGAAACTTTAAAGTATATTTCTGTATTATCTGAATCAAGAAAACTAAAACCTTTACTCCTGTCATCATAGTTACTTTTTTCTGTTAAAGTACCTATGGCATTAACCTGAAAAGCATCACCTTTGTCGCCTTTAGCACCCTGTGGTATTATAAAAGTAAAACCACCAGTAGTATCATCATATATAACAGAAGCACTAGACCCGGAAACTGCCGTTACAGTGTTGCTAACAGTTACATTTTTAATTTTATCTGCTTTTTGTGTTGCTGTATTAGCCGCACTAACAGCTACATCTGCTTTAATTGTAGCTATATCAGCTTTCTCTGTTGCTATTTGTGCATTTTCTTCTGCGTTTTGTACATCAAGTATATTAAGAGCTACAATATTAACATCTGCAATGTTGTTTGCTACTTCATTAACACTGTTAATATCATAAGCTACAACATCAACATTATTTATACTGCTTGCTACACTTCCAATAGTATCACTTGTTTGTAAATTACCTGCAACAGCACCTACAGAAGAGTTAGCAGAACCAAGGTCATTTCCTACAGTTTGTATGTAGTTATTACCTCCTGCTTTTACATCTTCGTATATTACCAGAAGTTCTGTTAAAGCCGAATGAACCTGTTCTAATTCTGTTAGTTTATTGTATATTGTAAGATCACCATTTGGTACACCTCCTGTATAAGTATCAACAAGTTCAGGTATTCTCTCCTGAACATCCATAACCTGCTCAATACTGTTTGCAAGAAGTATGATATTATCAATTTCATTACCAAGCTTAATAATATCTCCTGATCTCATGGAAAGAGTTTGAAAAGCACTAGTAGTTTTAGCCCAATAGTATATAGGATTCTGCTCTATGTAAGCACCACTAACAGCATGAAGCTGTATTCTTTCTATGTTACTATTTTGCCCTATAACATCATATAACCTGACAATCTCTCCTACAACATCCCAAGCAAACCCTGCTATAAGAGTGTCTTCTAGTTTATTCATAAAAGCTGTATTACTACTAAGCTGTATTAGAAGATCACCATGAGTAGATATAGATATAGGATTACCATCAAACTCAAAATTTATAGTAATGACTTCACCGTCTACAAAGGTTACATCACATCTATCATAAAGAACTACACCAGATAAATCTGTCCATATATCTTCTGCTTGGTCAGGGTATTTCTCTATCAAATCTTCTGTTATACCTTGTCTGTTTAAAGCTAAGTTAATATCTATCTTCCTGTTACCTAAATAGTTACCCTTCTTTAAATCCCATATAGCTTCTTTAAGATCTAATTTAGCTATCTCTTCTAGGATAGGCAAGGTATTATCGTCAAATATATTGTTTGATTCTACTATTATATTTAACTTCTCCGCTAATTTATTTACATTCTCTATAAAACTAGGCATTATCTTATTCTCCTATATAACTACCTAAAAAAGTATCAAACTGTAACATAACAGGGCTTAGTGTATCCTCTGCCTCCTCACAGTAGGTATCAAAGAAAGCTACCTGTTCTTTAGTAAGTAGATATTTATTATTATTAATTATTGCTGAATCAAGTACCTTAATAAAGTTATTTGTAAATACCTTAGTGTCTGTTCCTGTAATATTACTATATTCTCTATGTACACTCTTACCAGTCTCA